CCCATTGTTTAAAAATATAAGGTATAATTCTTTCTGGCACTCTTTCCATGACATCATCCATATCTTCTTTTTCCATACCAGCTGTAAAGTCCCATTGTCCTGTTGGGAATAGTTTTAGTTGCTCCTCATGTTCACGTAACCTACCTTTCATTTGAAGGTCATATTCCGAATCTTGTTCAAATCTATATAAATCACCAAAACTAATTTTTTGGTCTATCTCAAAAGGTATATTACTACTAGATGTACTTGATGATTGTTGTATGTCTGCTACACTACCAGTAGGGGTCATAAATATTATAAATTTTTGTGATGGTCGTCCCCAACCACCTTCTCTTGTAAACACAGCTTGAACTAAACTACCTCTTAGGGCATCAGATATATTTCTTCTTGGTTTACGTCCACCACCAATCATACCCGCTTCAGTTAATACCTCATCTATTTTGATATATTTGTCATATGGGTCCATTAAAACTCTAACCCCATCATCGTGGTATTCATGATATCCATTATCCACAAAAGTTTCCATTTCTGGAAAATAAACTTTTAATATTGTAACTTCTTCACCATCTGGTGTTTCGTCTATAGTTACTTCCACCACTTTACCTTTAGAATAATTTTCTGGTGGAATATATTCACCACCTGATTCATCTTCGGATGGAAAAGTTGTGTGGTCTAAATGCACAACTCTAATATGGTCACCTGGTTTTACTTTTGGGTTTAGTTCTTTTTTTGTTTCTTCATTTAATGGTTTTAACCCTAGGCTACCCCATAGGTCTTCATCTTTAAACATATCTGGACTCATATATTCTATAGCTAACGCCATAGCTTGACCAGAAGATAGTGGAAATATATCTATTATTTTATTTTTTATAATGTTAGTAATTGAATCATAATCACTACTATCTGTTGGGTCAAAATTACCTACCCCAATAGAAGTTGGTAAAACAAAAAAGGTTAATCCGTCTACATCTTTTTTTTCTACCCAACCATCTAGATATTCAAAAATTACTTTTTTAATATTTTCATGTCTTCTTTTTTTGTATACACCATCTATGTGTTCTTGTATTTTATTTTGGACATTAGGGTTCCATTTATGGTCAAAATGGTTAGAGTGTAGAAGTGTAGCTAGAGTAGTATCTACATAAAGATTTTTCTTAATTGCATTAATTTGCTCTAAAAGACTTTCGTCTTTGGTAACTGTTAAGACATTTTGTGTCTTTTTTCTTAATTTTTCTAAAAGTATCGACATATGTATTATAAATATTTTGTCATTTCAATTAAATTGTATATATTTGTTTATATAAAAATAATATAATTATGCCAAAATCAAGACATAGAAAAAATCACAAGAAAAAAGTTGAATCCTGGAAACAAAGGTCACAACAAAGAATTAATTCTGCGAACAAAGAAATTATGAAAGTGCAGGAAGATTTAATGAAAAAATATAAAGAAAAACAAGAAGCTGAAGGTAAGGGTGAAAAATCATTAAATCCGAACCCTGACACTTTATAATGTATTTAGAATATGGGGGTGACTGGAATTGATTGGCATCAGTCGATTAGTATCAGCACGTCAAGCCTGAGTTAAGCTTGTAAAACTGATTCATTTTTTTAACTGGCAAAACAATTGCTAAGTTGGCGACTTTAGGGCTTGTTCGTGAACCGTCAACAGTAGCTGTAGCGTAACTAAGTTACGAAATAGCTCCGATTCATCTAAAAGTTTTAAGATTTGTATTTTTAGTTTTTGAATCGTCAACAAAACAAATCGAACCCGGAATAGTTTCCCTCCGGTTTATGTTATGGGGGACTTGAGACTGACCTGAAGGTTGTTTATTCTATAAGGTGTAGTCAAAAAACAAAAGAATAAACTAAACGTGTAGGATAGATGTTAGTAGAAGATGAACAAGACGGGGGTTCGATACCCCCCACCTCCACCAATAAAAAAACCCAGAGAAATCTGGGTTATTTTTTTAATACCAATCAGCGGTACTATTTGATTTTTTCTTAGTTACTTTGGTTTTAGTACTTTTTGAACTCTTTTCGTTTAAACAATTTGATTGACAGGCTTCTAGTGATGTGTATGTACCTTTACCGTTTTGTGGGTCATAACATTGTCCATCCTCACCACAATTCCATGTTGTTCGAGTAGTTGTTTGTGAGTTTTTTGTTTCACCCCTATATCTTGCGGATATTGGGTGGTCTAGTTCGTCAAACCTTAAATTTCTTGTTCTATATGGACTAGCCATTGGAATACATTTTGGTAACATTTGTAGTTTAAATGCCTCGTAGACTCCAACACCAGCAGCTTTATTTCTACCAAACCTATCAACTTCAGAATAATCATCATAAGATATTGTAAGTTTATCAATACAATTACTTAACTTTGTACCATCATGAGATGACATACCTAATTGTTGTAATACAGCGTCAAAAAACTGCATAGGTACTGTAGTGGTATATCTATTGTCAAAATCTATAAATTTATAAAAACCACCTTCTGATACCTCGTCGTCCACGACTTCAACATATCCTTCGTAGAAAATGTCACAAGCTTTATTACATAAATCTGTTGCCCATGTTTCTATAGTTGTAGCACAACCGGTACATTTACTTAATTCATCAGCCGCTTTCGTAAGTACACCACTACTTCTTTTTAATAAATCATATTTATTTAAACTAAACACATTGTTTATTGCTTGTTCTTGTGCAATTTCTATACTTTGTTTATAGCTTAATTGCATATGTACTTGCAATTCTTCTTCGTCATCTGGTATATTTTGTTGTTCATTAAAAAAAGTATTTACCCCTAAGCTTTGCTGTATTTTATTTGCAAAGTCAGAAGCATACATATCGTTTAATAAATTTTCTACAAACTCTGTTCTTCTTTTAGTAGCTACAGGATCAACAGAATATGCTTTTAAATCATAAGTTCTATTAGAAATACCATTAACAACTATATCTACAAACTTAGGTACAATAGGTACCGGTTTCCAATCTAAGTTTAAATAAGATAAATCCCCATTAATAGATAATTCATCTTTATATTTTTGTATACTTTGTTCTCCCCTAGCATATAATCTTAGTCTATGAAAATTATCTCTGTTAGCAAAATATCTAGTACTTCCTGAATCTTTTTTAAACCATTCAGCCTCTATAGCTTTAGCTACCTGCATTCCATATTTGGAATCTGCTTTCTCAACATCAGGAACAGCCTGACTAGGAAAAATACCATGTTTAAATGTTTGTGCCATTTATTGTATTATTTTTGAAAAATTTCCTTTATTGTTATATTTAGCAAAGCTAAAATTAACTTTATCTTGTAATTCTATTTGTGGTCTTGGGGTATATAAATTTTTATTGCAAGCCATAATTGCTAAACCTGAACTAATAGCCGCATCAAATTTTGTTCTTTTATTTATATCAAACTTAGCCCAGTCTGTTAATGTAGTATTAAAATACATATCTCCATAGTCCCCAGTAGGTTTAACACCTACATAATTACTAATATAAGTTTCAATTGCAGCAGCGTGTGCTTGTCTTATATCTTCACTTGAGTTTGGTATACCACCTATTTCTTTTTCAGCAACAGATAATTTGTTCCAAACTTTATCAGGTCTATTCATTGAATAACCTCTATAGCCTCTTCGTTTTAAATAATATAACAATCTAGGTTTATTATTTTCACACAATAAAGGCATACCATAAAATACTAATGCCATTAACACGTCTTCAAAAAACATTTCAGCCGTAGCTGGTCTAGCTATATATTCTAAAAAAAACTTATTAGCAGGAGCTTCTTCCATACTAAATTTTGTAAGACCATGCAAAGCACCCTTAGATCCTTTACCATCTGTTGTACCGGATATATCATAACTATCACAACCAAAAGCTCCAATATGATCATTGCCAGGATATTTAATTCCATTTTTTATTATTATTCTATTTTGCAAGTTACTAGGTAAAACCCAGCTAACATTAAATCTACCATTTAAATTAGGTACAAATTGTACTTGGGTATCTTTAATTCCGTTTTGCCATTGAAAACTTCCACGAGTAATAACAGCATCATATCTAGCTTCTTCATTATAATCAATCTGTTCGTAAATCTTAGCAAGATTAAATATACTGTTTTTAGTTTCATCCCTAAACGCATGCTCCTCTGTTCTTGGAAATTGTCTATAAAATTCATTTAATCCGTCTTGATCTCCTTTTAACCCTGCGACTTCGTTTTCCCAGTGTTCGATAACACCGACATCAATGTACTGGTCGTAATTATCCTTGACCTCTTCTTTAGGCGTTTCGAATACAGG